CCATCGCACGCCGGCTCGGCGCTGGCCCGGCCAAACTCGAGCGCACGATCAAGTCGCTGTATGTGGAGCGCACCATTGGCCGCTGGACGGCCGATGACGTGCCCGAGGTTCCGCCTGAGTCCAAGCCGAAGCGCAAGCGCCCCGGCGCGGCGCCGAACGGCTCCTGACACCCTGATCCCCCACTCCCCGTTCCCCCCGGGTACTGGTGAGACAGGGGGGTTCATGCTGCACGCTCCGCGATGTGCTCGAGCAAAACCGCGCCGAGGAGGGCCGCGTAGGCCGGAGGGATCGCCTGTGCCAGGCCATCCCGCGTCATCCAGGGAGCGCCCATCCTGCGGCGCCCCTCGTCCGCGTCCGCGAAGTGGCCGGTCACCTGCATGCACTCGCCGGGCTTGGGCGGCCGGCCCATCTTCGTCAGCGGCCAGGCGTGGCGGCGGTGCGGTGGCTGCGGGACCGGGAACGACGTCTCGAACCAGCGGGCCTCGTACAACTGGCCGCGCAAGTCCGGGAACATGCAGCCGCAGAGCTCGAGCCCGTTGGCGCCGAACAGGTCATCCTGGTGTGCCAGCGGTGCACCGCGGACGTTCTCGAGCACCCAGGGGATGCCGAGCCTGGTCAGCTGCTTGCGCATCGCCGTGAGCATCCACGCGGTGCCGTGGGGACTCGTCAGCACGTTCGTGGCTGAGTGGTCCTGGCATGGCGGGCTGCCGTGAATGGCCGCGGGATAGGGCGCACCGGGCCACGGCTCGGCCTCATCGGCGAGGTATTCCAGGACCTGCATGGCGTCGGCCTGAACGAATTCGAACGGGAAGCGCGGCTGCGGCTCGGTGTCCACGCCGATGACGCGGAAGCCGGCGCGGTCGTAGCCCATGCCTGCCCCGCCCTGCTTGCAGCAGAGGTCGAACAGCACCGGCCGGTCCCCGCCCGCCTCGCGCGGGCGCCTCAGGCGAGCCATCACGCACCGTCCTTCGGCGGCGGCAGCTTCCTGGCCCCGCGGGTGCCCTTGGCGTACGGGTCGGCTGAGTAGCGCGGGCGCGCCCTTCCCCGTCGCTGAGCGGCGTTCCTGGCGCTGATCGCTGCCTGCCACGCCTTGCGGCCCTCGGCATCGCCCTGGGCTGGTGTGGCTCCCGGAGGGCGGGAACGGCCTTCCCCAGCCGCACCGCCCTCCGGGACGTCTAGCCCGGCGGCGGCGAGGGCCTCGAGGTGCTCGCTCGCCGCCGCCGGGTCGCCCTGCCCGGCCGCCACGGGGGCTAGCGGCACACTGGGGCAGGACTTCGCCGCAAGAGGCCCGGGGGTGGCCTCAGGGGCGCGCTTGGGGGTCCTGGGGGTCATCCGGGCTGCACCTCCGTGCCAGGCACCCACACTCCAGCCACTGCGGCGTCAGCACGCCGCTTGCCGTGCGGGGGCGTCACACCGCCCCCCGGTGACCGGCACCGGTCACCGGCAGCCACGCCGCACTGAGTGCAGGGCACCTTCTCGATGAACCGCCACGAGGGCTGCACGGCGCCGGTGCTCACGCGGTCATCAGCTCCCGGGCAGGCATCTCAGCGGACGGCCCGGGGCAGCGGTGGTCACGGGCCCAGATGGCGAGGCTGGACAGCTGGACGTCCTGCCCGGCTGGGCCGAAGACGCCGCCGTCCCTGCACCGGTCGCAGGTGAGCAGTACCGGGCCGTCGACGGTGAAGCCGGACAGGTGCGCCAGGTCGCCGGCGTTCACGACTGCTCCCGTGCCTGGAAGTCCAGGATCGCGTCGCCCACGGCCTCGGACGCCTTGAACAGGCGCGTCAGGGTCTCGCCGTCCCCGATCCCGGCGACGTACTCGCGGAGGGCGTCGAAGCCCCGCATGTCATCTTTGAGGCCCAGGACGATTGCTTTCTCGGCGTGGCGGGTCAGCTCGGGTTCGGTCACCGGGTCGCCGCCGGCGTTCCTAGCCATTCCACGCCTCCATCCACCTAAGCGCGGCTTCCTGCCGTGCGATATTGCGGTCCATGGCCCGGCAGAATGGGCACACGAAGCGCTCCAGACAGCGCGGGAGTTTTGCCGCCGCGCTTTCCTGAATGCGCCACGACCACATTCCGAGCCATTGCCGGAATGACCGCCGCGTCTTATCGGTCACGGTCGCGTCATCTCCTCTCGCTGCTGGTCTTCAGCCGGGTAACTGACCGGCACGCTCTCGTTTTCGGGTGGCAGGTAACCGGTCCTTGTCGCCGCCCACTGGGCCAGCGGAAGCAGCAGCGACATGGCGCCGAGCACGGCCCACGGCAGAAGGGCACCCATCACTCCCACCTCCCGGGCCGATCGGTGTAGGGCTGGACAAGGGCGACCTGGACGGCGGTGTCGGGCCCGAGCGGCGTCATGGACTCGGCAGCTTCGGCGGGCCGGGGCACTGGCGGGAACGGGCCGGGCAGCGGTGCGGGCCGGGCCACGGCGACGGCTGCGGGGGCGTGGCGGGTGCAGTGCTGGGCGGCGCGGGGGTGGTGGCGCAGGCCCTGGACGCCGCCTGCGAGCCACCAGGCGAAGCCGCAGACCAGACCCTCAGCGAGGACGGAGACGGCGCGGGGCAGTCTCCTGGCCGCGGGGGCGAGCTTGCGTGCGGCGTCGCACAGGCCATAGGCCAGCAGGACCGCGGCGCTGGCGCAGCCGGCGAGCTCGGCGACGGGGGCGATCATGCGGCTTCAGTCCCCGCCTCGTGCAGCGTGGTCTTGCTCGCATACCGGCCGTTGGCCTGGCGGGGCTGGCCGCTGGTCTTCACCGTGGGCGCAGGAGCCAGGTTCGCGCCCTTCCTGGCTGGCCCGGCGGTCTTGAGCTTGCCGGCTGCCAGCAGCACCATCCAGGACAGGTTGCCCAGTCCGAGGACGACGATGGCCGTCTCGGCGACGGTGGGGTTCACCGCGGGCTGCCCGTCAGGCTCAGCGCTCCGGGGCAGACGGGCCGCGGGTGGGGCTCGCCGTCGAGCAGGGCAAGGACGGTGCCCCGCCCAGCCCAGGTGATGTGGCCGAACTGCACCCAGGCGCCGATCTGGTAGCGCACCCGGTGGCCGGTGAGCTTGCGGGCCTCGTGAACGGTCATCGGCTCTCTTTTCCTTGCTGCGGGTCTTTGGGCTTGCGCACGATGAGCGGGTCCTGTCCTGGTGGCGGCTCCCCGTCGACCGCCCGGGTCACCCGCTCCCACTCCACTTCGCTGCTCTGGGGCACTCGCACATACGGCCACTCCGGGACGTCGCCGCGGGACAGGCCGGTCAGTTCGCTGACGGAATGCCGGCGGCGGGGCTTGCGGCGGCTGCGCACGGCCAGGGCCAGCACCACGGCGGCGTAGACGGCGAGCACGGCCCAGGTGAAGACGGTCACGACGCCTCCAGTGCGAACAGGGCGTCCTGGGAGCCGGGCGCAGGCTCGGGCTCGGGCATGTCGGCCGGGAGCAGCTGGAGCACATGCAGACCGCCCTTGGTGAACCCGGCCCGGCGGAAGCCGGCCTTCAGGTAGCAGCGGCCCGGGTCGCGCTTGTGGCGGACCTTGGAGGCGTCGATCAGGGTGACCATGCCCAGGTCCGGCACCGCGGGCCAGCGGGCCAGCGTGTGCGCCACAGCGTGCCGGATCATGTCCGACGCGAGCCCGGATCCCTCCTTGCGGAACAGCGTGTTCATCCACGCCCCGGCCCACTCGTGGAGCGGGGCGAACTCGGCGAGGGACCAGAGCGTCACCCATGCCGCAGTGCGGTCCACCGTGCGCAGCACGAGGACGCGACCGGGAGGCGTGAACTGAGTGGCCCCCGCCGTCTTGCGGGAGTAGTGCCGGTCGGCGAGGGCCGCGACGGCAGGATCGGCGCGCCAGGACAAGCGCCAAGGGGATGCGGTCACCGCTCACCCCCGGGTGCCTGCTCTCCCTCGACGGGCCCGTCCTTCACATGCGGCCACTCGGGGATGTCCGTGCGGGACAGGCCGGTCAGTTCGCTGACGGAGTACCGGTGACGGCATCGCTCCCGGATCCGCAGCACGATGGCTACGGCCAGGAACAGGCCCACCGGGCCGAGGATGACCGCTGCCGCGATGCCGGGGCCGCTCACCCGGCCACCTCCGAGAACAGGTCAGGCTGCTCGGCGCGGTCCGACTCGACTGCGGCCAGGTTCTTCAGGGCCTGCCGGTAGTACGAGCTCTTGAGTTCGGCGCCGATCCCGCGGCGGCCGAGCTCGGCTGCCGCGTAGATTTCGGTGCCGACGCCCATGAACGGGGTCAGCACGGTCTCGCCGGGGTTGGTCCGCATGTCCACGACCCGCCGCGCCACGTCCAGCTGCAACGGGTGGACGTGCTTCTCGTCCTCTTCGTCGCGGGCCTCGCGGAATGGCAGCACGGCCATCACGTCGCGCTTGTCCCACTGGCCGAGGTTGCCCCGGATGTCATCCCAGACCGGTGAGGCGTACTGGCGCCACACCCAGTGCGAGTACAGGTTCCCGGTCTGCTTGCCCGTCCAGCCGCGGTGGCGCAGCACGTCGGCTGGTGGATGCGAGGCACCGTGGTAAGCCGTGAAGCCGTTCGGGTGGGTGACCGGGACACCGCGGCCGCGCTTGCGGAAAATCAGCAGCTGGTCGGCCGACGCAACCCCCGCGAGTTCGCCATCGGTCACCGTCGTCTGGTGGGTCAGGTCCTTGGTCATGGTCCGGTTGCGGACGGCCAAAGGCTCTTTCCAGATGATGTGGCGGCCGGCATAGCCGAATCCGAGGCGCTGGTGCAGGCGGATCAGGTCACCGGGGAAGTCATGCAGTTCATCGCCCCCGGAATTGCCCATCGGGGTGTCCATGCAGTGAACGGCGTTGATGCGGCCCGGCATCGTCACCCGGTGCAATTCGGCGACGAAGCAGGCGTACATTTCCAGGAACTCGGCCAGGCCGCCAGCATTCGAAAGGTCGCGCTCGCTGGACGAGTACTTGTAAAGCCCGGCGCCGCCCGTTCCCTCATCGCCGTAGGCGAACGGCGGGGAGTAGACCGCCAGGTGAACCGAGCCGTCGGGCAGGCTCGGCAAGACCTCCATGGCGTCGCCGTTGTAGACCGCCCACCGGTCGCTGACCTGCTGGTCCGCTACGCTGCCCACGGCGGGACCTCCACATCAAGTTCGTAAGAGTCCGCGCGCTTCACGGCCAGCGCGTCGCGCATGTGTGCGGTCAGCGCATCAAACATGCGGTCGGCCTGAGCGGCTTTGCGCTGCAGATTGGCCAGTGCCTTGGCGCCGCCCGGAGTGGTCACGATGTCAACGGTCACCGGGCTTTCCTGGCCGAACCGCCAGCAGCGGCGGACCGCCTGGTAATGGCGCTCGAAGGAATGGTCAGGGAAGTACGTCATCCGGTGGCAGTGCTGGAAATTCAGCCCCCACGCAGCCACGGCCGGCTTGGTGACCAGGACCCGTATCTCGCCGCGGGCGAACGCGGCCAGCCGTTCCTCTTTCGCCTCAACCGGGTCTGAGCCCGCCACCTGGACGGCACCCGGGATCAGCTTCTCCAGCAGGTCACCCTCAGCATTCAGGTGGCACCAGGCGATACCCGGCGAGGCGTCCTCGAGCAGCCCGGCCGCCTTCTCGCACCGGGCGGCCAGCGAGCGGCGCGACTCATCGCGTTCCTCGCGCAGCCCGTTGGCCGGGACGTCGAACAGCGCGCCGTCGCCGGACGGCGTGTCCGGCTCCACGACGTGCTGGCGGTACTCCAGCGGCGGAAGATCGAACCCCGTGTCATCGAAGCCGAGGTCGGAGGGCCGCCGCATGCCCCGGGCCCACGAGGCGACGAAGCGCCAGAATGGCTCCTGCGCGTGGCCCTTGAACCGCCAGGGCGCACCGTGGCCCTGAACCCGCCACTGCGGGTCCGAGGTGAAGAACCGCGACAGCATGTCCACGTGGCCGAGGTAGCCCAGGGCCTCGCTTGAGGTGCCGAGCTCGATGTAGTCGTTCGGCGCCGCGGTGGCCGTCGCCAGCAGCCGGAACGGCATCTTGCGCAGGAACTCGGTCACCTCGGCCCGGCGCTTGCCGTCGAAAGCTTTCAGGCAACTGGACTCGTCGCACACCACCCCGCCGAACGCGTCGCGGTCGAAATGGCGCAGGCGCTCGTAATTGGCCACCGTGATGGGCGCCGGAATGGCGCCGTCGCGTGACGTGGCAGCCTCAACGCCGAACTTCGCGGCCTCGGTCTCGGTCTGGAAGGTGACACCGAGCGGGGCCAGCAGCAGTACCGGGCGGCCGGTGTGCCGGTGCACGTTCTGCGCCCACACGAGCTCCATTGGCGTCTTGCCCGTACCGCAGTCCGTCAGGAGTGCTCCGCGGCCCTGCCGGATCGCCCACTCGTCCAGGTGCGCCTGGAACCCGAACAGGAAGTCCGGCAGCCACAGCGGCTCAAAGCCCGACGCGCTGTCAAGCTGCGCCCGGCGCTCCAGAAGCTCCGCATAGCTGGCCGCGCTCACCGCTTCCACCCCGGCTCACGCGCAGTGCTCTTGTATCCCTTGGTGATCCAGGCGAACCGCTCACGCTCGGGAACACTCAGCGGCTTGCCGTCAGGGAACTGGGAGGGCACCCGCCTTATCCGCAGCCGGGAGGGCAGCTGAGGCCAGTTCCGCTGCAAGGCGCAGACGATGGCGCAGACGATGGCGATCAGGGCGGCAAGCGGCAGCAGGGCCAGGAGGATGCCGAGGAGGTCGGCGGCGACGGTGATCACGCGCTCACCTGGCCAGGGGCACTGCTCCACTGGCCGTCGCAGGTAGCGAACTGGCTCACGCCTGATCCGCCGGGCCGGTCAAAGACCATCACCGGGGCAAGGGCCGGAACCTCCCACTGCTCGAGTACGTAGCCCTTGGCGCGGTCGTGCGGATCCCGGCGCGACTCCATGCGGCCATGGCAGCCGGTGGTTCCGCTGCCCAGCGCGAGCACGAGGTTGCAGCAGCATGACGCGTGCGCCTCGCTGCTGCCGCCCATGCCCCGGGCCCGGCGGTGCTGAATGCTCGCCTGCTGGCCGGCCACGCTCCGTCCGCAGCACACGCAGCGGGCAAGGTCGCGGGCGATGACGAGGGCGCGCACCTTGTCACTGGGGCCGCTGCCGCTTCCCTTCGGCGCGGGTTTCCCGGTTGCCGCCTTCTCGCTGCGGACGTGCCATCCCCCGCAGCCAGGTACCCAGCACTCCTCGATGACAGCCCCGGGCTGCTGGCCGCGCTTGGAGCAGCGGGCGTCAAGCTCGGAACCGAACCGGTGCCCGCAGCGGCGCATCTCCTGGCGCTGGTCAAGGCTCATGCCATCACGCTCATCCGGCACCAGAAGCAGCCAGCGGCAGCGCAGGGCTCGCAGTACTGCGGGAGGGCGCGGTGGGTGCCGCAGATGACGGCTTCCTCGATGTGCTCGTGCACGCAGATCGCGCGGATCGGCACAGCGGGAGCGCGGCCACAGCGGGTGCCACCGGCCTGCGGGCCCATGCCGAGCGTGCACGCGAGGACATCGGGCGAAGGGCCGATGACCGGCTTGGTGTCCATCCGGACGCGCACGGGGATCATGGCGTGCTCCCTGCGGGGCCTGCTCCCGCACCTGTCTCCCGCAGCAGGCGGCGGTAGCGCTCAACCGTCCGCTTGCAGACCCCGAGCCGGTCTGCGGCGATCCTCACCGGCAGCCTGTCCCCGCCGATGAACAGGAAGTCCTCGATGCCGTTGAGCAGGCGCCGGCGGCTCGGGTTCCCGAAGCGCGCCGGCCGGGGCAGCGCGGCTTCCACCTGGGCCCGGGTCACTTGGCGCCCGTGGCCTGCTTGTGCTGCTCCCACAGCGCCGAGGCGGCCTGCTCGCCGTTGCCCTTGACCGCCTTGAGCGCGCCGTCCAGCCGCGCGGTCAGCTTCTTGACATCGGCCGGGGTGAGTTCCTCATCGGCCGGATGCCCGGTCACCCAGGCGATGAACTCGGCGCGGTCGGCCGCAGTCCCCAGCGGGACCTCCTGGAGGAGCTGCTCCAGCCTCCCGGTCGCTATACCGGATGCAGCCGGCCCGGGGCTCGCCGGCGAGCCGTCCGGGGTTCCCTGCTCGGTAGCCGACGCCGAGGTCTCAGCGGGCGCCTGCCCGGCCTGGGCGGCCACGGCCGGGTGCTCCACAATCTCTGCCTCAACGATGTCGCTGTGGCCGCTGGGCAGAGCCGGGGCGTCGGGAAGGCTGCCCAGCCCGGCCCGCGGGCGCGCCTGCTCGGCTGCGGCGGCCGATGCGCGCAACTGCTCGCGCCGGTACTCGCGGCTGGTCGGCACCCACGGCTCGAGCCGCTTGGCGAGTGTCTTCCACCACATGCTCCGGCCCGTGAACTCGGGGTGCTCCGCGCCGCCATCGAGACGGTTCCACGGGCTGAAGCTGTCGTCGGGCTTGTAGCCGCCGGAGTCGCGCGCAGCGAAGATGTCGTCGCGGGTGAGGATGACGACACGGGAGAACGAGCCGTTGGTGAGCTGGGCGTAGGAGTAGCCGCCGACCATCTGCCCGCGGGACTGGGCGGAGGAGAAGAACGCGGCCCCGGTGGTGCCCTGGGCGAACCGGTGGACAGGGATGTCCATCTCGCCCTCGCGGTAGTCGAAGTAGTCGCGCTCGCACACCTCGCGGACGACGACCTTCGCGACCGCGCCGGAGCGGTACATGCGCTCGATCACGCCGCGGTAGCCCTCGATGCCGAGGACTTTCGGCCGGCCGTGGTCCATGCGGGGGGTCAGGTAGTACTCGTCGGTGCCGGGCATGTGGCCGAGCGCCGCGCATTCCATCAGCGAGACGATCAGACTGTCGGGGTTGGCCTGCGCGCAGCCCATCAGCGTGAGCTTCTTGCCCGGCACGTCCGACGCGTACAGGGCGCCGGCGGCCGTGCCGAGGAACGCCTCAACGTCCACCGACCCGGGCAGCACGGCATCGAAGTGGCGCTTGCGGGTCCACATGATCGCGACGGGCCCGCTGTCGCGCTTCTCGACGGCCTGGGAAACGGTCTGGGCGGTCACTAGGGCACCATCCTTAGTGCGGGCACCGTTACGGTGCTCGTTGTTGGGACTCGGCGGGGGCCGGGGTGACGGTCTAGTGCGGTAGCCGGAAAACGGCCAGCATGACACCACCGCCCCCGGCCCTTCCGGGGACACGGACTGGCAACAGGGAGACGCGCCGCAGAGCGCCGGTTAGTGACCACCCGGTAGCTGTCCTCCTCGCCGGGTCGTCGCTGCCATCGCAAGGAGCTTTCATGCCGGCGTTTGCGCTGCCTGATGCGCTGTTCTTCACCGGGATCGACTGGGCCGCCGAGGCCCATGCCGTGTGCGTGCTGGATGCGGCCGGGAAGATCACCGCCCAGTTCACCATCGAGCATTCCGCTGACGGGATCGCCGCGCTGCTGCGCCGGCTGGCCCGCTTCGGCCCGGCCGGCGACATGCCGGTCGCGATCGAGCGGCCGGACGGCCGCCTGGTGGACCTGCTGCTGGAGGCAGGGCACCCGGTCGTGCCGGTCAAGCCGAACGCGATCAAGACCTGGCGCGAGGGCGAGGTACCGTCGGGCGCCAAGTCCGACACCGCCGACGCCGCGTTCATCGCCGACTACCTGCGGGTGCGGGCCGGCCAGCTGCGGGTCGCCGAGCCGTACTCCGACCAGACCCTGGCCCTGCGCACCGTCGTGCGGACCCGCGGCGACATCGTCGAGATGCGGGTGGCGGCGACCAATCAGCTGTCGGCGCTGCTGGACGCGCACTGGCCCGGCGCCAGGGCCATCTTCGCCGACGTCGAGTCGCCGATCAGCCTGGAGTTCCTGACCCGCTACCCGACCCCGGCCGCCGCCGTCCACCTCGGCGAGAAGCGGATGGCCGCGTTCTGCCTCAAGCACGGCTACTCCGGCCGCCGCACCGCCGCCGAGCTGCTCGCCCGGCTGCGCGCCGCCCCGGCCGGCACCGGCCTGGAATCGCTCAGCGAAGCCCTGCGCGACGCCGTGCTCGCCGCCGTCGCCGTCCTGCAGGCACTCAACGCGTCGGTGAAGAACCTCGACCGGTCCGTCGCCGCCCACCTCGGAGAGCACCCGGACGGGGCGATCTTCACGTCGCTGCCAAGGTCGGGTCAGGTCAACGCCGCCCAGGTGCTCGCCGAGTGGGGCGATTGCCGACCAGCCTACGAGCACCCCGACTCCGTCGCCGCCCTCGCCGGCGTCACCCCGGTCACCAAGGAATCCGGCAAGCACCGCTCCGTCCACTTCCGGTGGGCCTGCAACAAGCGGTTCCGCGTCGCCATCACCACCTTCGCCGACAACAGCCGCCACGCCAGCCCCTGGGCCGCCCAGATCTACGACAACGCCCGCGCTGCCGGCAAGGACCACCCACACGCCACCCGCATCCTGGCCCGCGCCTGGGTCCGCGTCATCTACCGCTGCTGGCTCGACGGCGTCCCCTACGACCCCGCCCAGCACGGAGCCGCCGCCGCCCTCGCCGCACAGCCAGCGAAGCAAACCGCGGCCTGAGGTTGACATAGGGAGTGTCATGACTGCTCCTTGGATGCTGCTGTCAGGGCGGGGCGGATCACCCGGGCGGTGCTTGCGTGCCTCGCGGGGATCAGCCGGACTTCGGGCTTCGGGGACCTGGTGCACGCCGCGGCGATATCGGGGTGCTCGGCGCGCAACTTCTTCGTGTCGATGCGCTTGGGCTTGCTGACCGAGCGGGTGGCGACCTTGCGGCCGGTCTCCGCCTCGATCGCGTACCGGCCGTCGCCGACCTCGGCCAGCACCCGGCTGGCCAGTTCGTCCTTGCGCCGCTCGGCCAGCTCGTGCCGGCGCACGGCGGCCTGGTAAGCCACGCCGAGGTGCCGCGGGATGATGACCTCGCGGTCCTCAAGCTCCGGGTGCAGCTGGTTGAGCGCCTGGCGGGTGGCCGGGCGCCAGTCGACGCCGGGCTCGGTGCCCTCGCGGAGGCGGCCGAGGAACGTCTCGGCTTCCTCGCGCATCAGCTTCAGGTCGGCGTGCGCCGCGTCGTCCAGCGTGATCGGGTAAACGCGCAGCTGCCGCCGGTTCATGAACAGGCAGGCCACGAACGCGGCCTGCACGCCCATGACGTCCATCTGCCACAGCACCTGGCAGCGGTAGTGGACGGGGATTTCGTCGGTGCCGTCGTCGCCCCAGCCGTCGAACCCGCCGTCGGTCTTGCACTCCAGCACTGCGTACGGCTCGTACTCCTCGAACGCATCGTCGACGCCGTTAAGGAAGTCGAGGCGGACATCGTTGACGATCCGGTCCGGGGTTGCCAGCTGCCAGAGCCGGTACGGGTGTGCGTACAGCGCGCGGCCATCGCCACTGACGTGGAACTCGGCGTGCTGCTCGGCAAACCGGCCGGCGACGAAGTCCTCGAAGTGGCGGCCGATGGCCAGGGCCATGCTGTCTTCCTGGTCAGGCAGGTTGCCGAGCTTGCGGTGATACAGAGAGAAAGGCGAGTCGTAGGGCGACAGGCCCATCACCACGGCTATTTCGCTGGCGGTCACGCCCTTGCGGCGGGCGTGCTGCCACTCGGCCTCGCTGGCGGTCGGAATCAGGACGCCGTTCACTCGCCCTCGCCGCCGTCCAGGGTCTCAGCAGTCGGCGCGGCAGCCTCAGCCGCGTCTTCGGCAGCGACGGGAGCGGGTTCCGTGGTGTCTGCGGGAGCCTCCGCGTCTGCCTCAGGCGTCACCCCGTCCTTGCTGCGGTCTTTGCCTTCGGCTGCGTCCTGTGCGTCGGTGGCCTCGTTGAACCGCTCCATCGCTGCCTCTTGTGCGGGTGGCAGGACTACGGGGGGTTCAGGCTCAGCGACGGGAAGAGGCTCCAGCGGCGGCGTGCCTGCCGGGGACAGCGGTGCGGGCAGGCCACCGGCCAGCTGCCGCGGGATGCACTCCCAGAGCTTGGCGCACCGGTACCACCCGCCGCTGCCGGGGATCTGCGACAGCGGGCCCATGACTTTGCACCATCCGCACTGGACGGTCTTCTCGGGCTCGGCCGGGACTGGCGGCGGGGGCAGGGATGGCTGTGGTGCGGTGCTGTGCTGCGGCGGGGCTGGGATGGGTGGCATGTCGGACTCCGGGACGGTTTCAAGGGCGCGGTGGCGGCCTCGCGGTGGCCGGGGGCGGTGGCGCAGGGGCGGCCAGCCGATCGGGCCGTTCATAAGGCGGCCTCCGCTTCCCGGACGGGGCGCAGGATGACTACGGCTACGGACACCACATGGACCTCATGGCCAGCGGCCTCAAGGTGAGCGCGGCCCTGGTCTTCGGCGTCGTGTCCTGATCCCCCAGCCGGGCAGACCGTGCAGGACCACTCCGGTGTGCGCAGCTGGTAGCTCCGGTAGGGCTTAGGCACGGGTCACCGCCTCGGCGATCTCCCAGTCCAGCCGGGCGCGCTCAACCTGCTCCGTGACCTCATCGATCAGCAGTTCCGCGGCCCGCTCCCGTGCTTCCATCAGGGCAGCGACCGGGACGCCGGTCCGGGAGGAGATTTCCTGGAACTGGGCGAGGATGGTGAGGTGCCTCATGACGCACCTGCCGGGACGATCTCGTCGGGCACGTCCAGGTCGAACTCGAAAGGCTCAACCGCTTCGTCGTGGTCGAACCCGTCGATGAACCTGGTAGCAGCCTCTGGCAGCGCCAGCATGGCGTTGGTGCCCTCGCGGTAGAGGGTCACGCCGGCAGTACCGACACGCACACCCGCGTCGGACAGGGCGCGGTAGATGGCCAGCGCGATCGGGCACTCTTCGCAGTCGCCCGCGAGGCCGGTGCTGATGTCTTGCTCGGTGACCTGAATCGTGATGATCACCGCTCCGCCCTCCATCCCTCACCGGCATCCGGGTAGATGGCCGCAAGCTGGCCGGTGTCCCACGGGTCGGTTGGGAGCACCAGCCGCTCCATGGCCTCGTCAGCGCTTGGCCTCGGGGACGGCACCGGGGGGATGCGGCGCATCCCGATGCCGGCCACGGCCGGGAGGCGTCCCCATGCACGGCGCAGCACTATGACCTCGCGGCGCGTCACAGCACACCTGCCGCGAAGGGAACGGGCACCGTTCCGGCGTCAGCCGCCGCCTTCTCGCGGACCCAGCTGAGCAGCGTCCGCGGGGGCGACTGCTCGGCGACAGCCTGCTTGTCGTACTGGCCGATGCCCCACTGGATGGCGTGGCAGCACCAGAGGAAGGTCCAGTCCCAGTCGGACAGATCCCACTCCCACGTGTCGCAGAAGCGGAAATCCGGCTCCTTGAAGGGGACTGCGTACCGGTCGCCCTCGTCCTTGTAGAACAAGAACTCATCCAGTGCCCTCCGGGCCCCGTCCTCGCAGCCGATGTCCCACTCAGCCAGAGGTCCGTAGAACTGCTCCTCAATGGCCGCGCTCACGCCGGGGCATGAGCCTTCGGCCTCCGATGCGGCCTCCTTGACCTGCTGGCGGAACTTGTCCTCGCTGTAGGACTGAGTGCGGGTCTCGTGAGGCACCTTCTCGGCCCAGTACTGAGGGTTGATCCCGTACATGGAGCGGAAGAACTCGAACATGTCGGTGATCCGCGAGAACGTATAGGCGCCACAGCCCCCGTTGATCGTGAGGTTGCCCGGCCAGGTGATCAGGTCGAACCAGTAGAAGCCGTTCGTCGTCCGCCACTCAGCGTCGTTGCACAGGTGCATCGCGGTGAATCGCAGGTGCCGGTACAGGCCGTCGTCGTGCAGGACGGTCATCCGGTGCTTAGCGGTGTCGCCGGCGAAGCGCTCGGCGATGCCGCCCATTGCGTCGCTCACCTGGCCACCTCCCCGAAGGGAAGGGCCGGGCTGGCGTCGCCGTCTGCGGTGACGTCGACCGTGACGCCGTGGACGTGGCCGCGGAAGCGGATCCAGTACAGGTCCGGCTCCTCGCGGCAGTCCTGAAGCTCGCCGAGCTCGGCGCCGAGCGAGCGGGCCACCTCCATCACCTCGCTGGCGGTTGTGACGCCGCCGGGGGCGCGGAAGACCAGCGGCCAGTTAGAGGACGGCACCAGGCCGGTTCGCTTCACCGCATCGGCGATCTCGTGCAGGCCCTCGGCGACTTCGGCGGCAGTCGGGGCGTTCATGCCGCGACCGCCTTGCGGTTGGCCCACAGCCGGTTCACCAGATCTGCGGGTGAGTAGTGCAGGCACCCGGAGCAGTGGTGGTCAGCGGCTTCCCAGTCCAGCTCGTGCTCAGCGCCGAACGGGACCGGGGTGTCGCGGATCTCGGTGATGACGGCGGCGAACGTGCCGTCTCCTGGCTCGGCGACGGCTATCCGGTCACCTGCGTGCAGTGCCCATGCACTGACCATCTCGCCGGGTACGGGAGTCTTGGTATCCAAGGAACCTGCTGCCCTTCTGCTAGTCTGTGTCCCGGAACTTGCTAGTCCCGGGTGCCCGTCGCTGGTCAGAGCGGCGGGCGCTGTTTTTTTTGTCAGGCCGCTCCTGCGGCCCGCTGGCGGTCTCGTGCCGCCATCCGCTCGGCTGCTGCCGTGATCTCAGCGAGAGACGGGCCCGCGCCGGGGACACAGCACATTTCGGCGACTGCCTGTGCGCCGCCCTTGGCGTAGGCAGCCCGTCGCTCGCGGTCGGCGGCGTCGAGATGGCCAGCAATGTCGCGGGCGGCTGAGGGGCTGAGCGGGCTCATGCGACCGCTCGCTTGCGCTCCAGAACCACGACGGGGCAGTTGAGCGCTTCGGCCAGCTTGAGAATCATCGCGGGCGTTGCGTTGCTGACGCCGCTCTCGATCTGGCTGATGAGGGCGAGTGAGACACCCACCCGCTTCGCCAGATCTGTCTTGCTCAGGCCGGCCTTGCGGCGGGCGTACTCAACGGCCTCGGGCTCGTGATCAAGAGGGCTCTTGGGTCCGCGCATGAAAGGATCCTAGTGTGAAGGTGCGTGAACGTCAAGCACCTTCACACTAGGGTTTGGTTAGTTCCTGGCCGTGGCCGCCCTGCCGCGCCGAGCCGCGCCTGACCATGCCCCGTCGCGCCTGCCGAGCCATACCGAACCGTGCCGCGCCTAACCCAGCCTGTCCCGGCCCCACCAAACCTCGACTGCCGTGCCGCTCCTTGCCTCGTCATGCCTCACCCAGCCACGCCAGGCCCGGCCTACCCTTGCCATGACTGCCACTCCTTGCCGCGCCTACGCGCGCCCGGCCCCACCAACCCGCGCCTCGCCCAGCCGAACCTCGCCTGACCTTGACTGCCGAGCCACACCTAGCCGGGCCCAGACCTGCCGAACCACGACGGCCATTCCCCGGCCCTGAGGGTCACGCAGCGACAGCCGGGACCGTTGCCTCGATCGAGTCGTGCAGCTTCCACAGCTTCTCGGCGACGCCCGGTGCCGTGAAGTCGATCAGCCCGGACTCAATCTCGCGGGTTAGCTGCGTGACCGTCTGCGCCGTCCGGTGCCCGGATGAGGACTCCATCACCGAATGCTGCTGCTCGGTGATTTCCCGCGGCGGCTGCCCCTTGCCCGGGTAGATGACCGGCTTGGCCGGCCACTTCTCCGGGGCGGCGTTCTCCTTCTCGGGCTTGACGATGACGACGCGGGCCAGCAGTTCGCGGACGCGCTCCTCCGTGGTGTGCAGCACGACCTTGATCTCCGTGACAGGGACGCCGGCGCGTTCGAGCATGAGCGCTGAGCGCGTCTTGTCCTGCGCATCGAACTTGCGCCCGTGGGTCGCGTTGAGCGCAATCGCTTCCTTGAGAAGCTCGGTCTCGGATGGGTAGGTGCGCATCTCGACGGTGATCTCGCCGCCGCGGCCGAGAACCTTACGGTAGGCCCGGACGCGGTGGAAGCCGTCAACGATGCGCTTGGATTTGCGCTCCACAATCGGGGAGGGCAACTTGTCGCCAGCCGTGATCGCTCTCGCAAGCTCGGCGACATAGCTGCCGTCCACGGCGTGCCGGGGATACAGGTCGTAGTCCTCGACCAAGTCGGTCAGGCGAACCTTGGTGGTTGCCATTGCAGAACTCCTTTCTCGCTGTAAGGCCTGCCGCGCCCAGCCACGCCGGACCGCGCCACGCCCCGCCCTCCCAGGCCGAGCCGCGCCACGCCTGCCCCGCCGCGCCGTGCCCCACCCTGCCCGTCCCAACCGAGCCATGCCCTGCCATGCCGCACCTGCCGGGCCATGCCTATCCTCGCCATGCCAGTCCGTGCCCGCCGGGCCATGCCATTCCAAGTCCAGCCCTGCCCAGTCCCGCCCAACCTCGCCAAGACTGCCCAGCCGTACCTCGCCTCGCGTCGCCCCGCCCGGCCAGGCCGCGCCGCGCCGCGCCATGCCCTGACTGCCTTGCTCAGCCCTCCATCACGGAGAACTGCCCGAAAGTGCCCGTCGATGACTTCGGCGACGACGGGCGCCAGTCTCCGACGCCACCCTTGCCGCCGGCGTCCAGCAGCGCGAGCACCGAATCAGGGTCGATCATCGTGGGGATGTACCGGACGCGGAGCGTCGCCGACCACGGGTAGAACATCATCCGGTAGCGAAGGTCGGCCACGCCGGTCGCGTTCCGCGGAGTGTCCTGCCGCATGACCGGCTCGCCGTCGATCGGCACGAGCTGATCCGCCCCGCTGCCCTCGACGTAGAACAGCTGCTTTGCCTGCACCATCGTGATGCCGCCGTAGAACCGGCATGCTCCAACCATGCTCGCCTTGAAAGCCGTCGCTGGCATCGCACCCTTGGTGACGGTATTGCCGCCATCGTCGGTGACATCCAGCCAGTAACAGGAGTCGTGCGCTTCCTGTTCGGGGTTCTTCGGCTCCCGCTGCGGTTTCGCGCTGGTCGTGGTCTCTTGCTGCTGCTTCTCGGCCATCATCCGGATGGCCTTCTCTGACCAGCGGTGCGGGATGAGAGGAGTCTTGCCCTCGATCCTGGTCACGAGGACCATGTCCTCGATCCGCCGGAGCCGGATGACCTTCGGCGCCTGGGCTTCCGCTGAGACCGCGGAGTTAGGCTTAGCCATGCCTGCACCTTCCTTCCAAGGTGTCGGTTATCTGGGTTCCGTCCGTTCGACCGGGCGGAACCCGTTGCGCCGCGACGCTACTCCATAAGTGTGAAGGTGTGCAACCTTCACGGCCCTTCGTAGCAGGTGTTAACATCCGGTTCGGCGAGCGGCGCGAGTCGGCTAGACAGAGGTGTGAAGATGCGTGAAGGTGTCTGCATGGAAACACGCCCCGAGCAGCCACCCGAGGGCAAGCTCATCGCCGACGCGCTGGAGCGCACCGGCCTGTCCATCCGCAAGGCCAGCAAGCGCGCAGGCATCTCGTACGGCCGGTGGCGCCAGATCACTACCGGGTACCAGAACGTCTCGCCTGGCAGCTACGCTCGGGTACACGCACCCGCCAGAACGCTCGCCCGGATGGCCGCAGCAGTTGCAGTCACAGCCGCGCAACTTGAGGCCGCGGGCCGACCCGATGCCGCCGCCATTCTCCGCGAAGGTGCCGACGCCGGGGGGCCAACGGCAAGGGCGTCCGGCTTCACACCGCAAGAGGAACAGGTCATCCTTGAGGCCGCTGACATACTGCGCCGGCGCCGCGAAGAGAACGGCGGCGCGAGAGAAGCGAACGGGGCCTAGGCCGAGTTGCGGTTCCCGCCGACGAGGCGCAGCATCGGCCGCGTCGCCTCCAGGTCGGCCGCAGGGGCGCCGTCCTGGTGCAGGACATCGGCGAGGGCGGAGGCCATGAAGCTCACCTGCCGCTGCAGCCCGTCTATCCGCTGCGTGTTCTCATCGACGGCTGCCTGAACCGGGTCGCTGTGCCGCAGCAGGGTCGCCCGCCGGGCTTCCCGCTTCGCCGCCCGCATCCTGCGCGCCGCCTCCAGCCGCCGCCCGGCCCACGCCAGGGCCATCATCCCCAGGCAGGCACACACCAGAGCCCGGGAACCGAGGCGGACACTGTCAGCCCACCGGTCTTCGGCCAGCGTGTGGCTGCCGGCGTGAAATGCCGCCAGCCCGAAAGACAGTCCCAGGCCGGCACCCAGGCCGGCCCACAGCAGCCATCCGGCCGCGCTCACTGCCCGTCCCAGCATGCCGCTCATACCCGCCATGGCCGACCGCGCTCCCCCCTCGGGATGCAACACCTGTTGCCTCATGTTAAGGCTGCGCCTGGGCGGGCAACGGTATAGACGCTCACCGGCCCGGTGGGGTTTACCGGATGCACACGGCGGCCTGCAATATGCGGACACCCCGGTGCAGAAGTGCTGAGGCGGGGAGAGGGTGGCCGCAGCGGCGCCCGGGTCGCCGCGCCCGCCCAGGCACGGCCAGTCCTGACACGCCGCTGCGGCCGCTCAGCCAGTCAGCATCCCCGCCCGCAAGGCCGCTGGCAAGTAGCTGAATGGCACAAAAACCACGCCAAGGAGGATGGCTCCCCGGCACCACCCCGGGGGGTGTGGGGAGAAGGTGCCGGGGAGCCGCTTCATCCGGCACCCTCCGGCAGGCCCGGGTTGCGGCCGGTGCGCGGCTCCCACGCCTTCCCGTCCAGCAGCACGCCGAGCTCTTTCGCCGACCGGCCGATGACCTCCCGGCCCATGCCGTCACGCGCGACACAGCGCGACAGCCCCTCGCAGGTGATGGCCCACAGCGGGTGGCGCTCCCTGGTGCGGGCGAGCTCGAAGTCTGCGGCGGAGGTCACGGCGGGGCGCCACGTCCCGTCCTCGACCGCGGCGATCTGGCTGTCCAGCTCATCGGCGGTGTCCACGACCAGGCGCGGGCGCCCCTCGTCCAGCGGCTTGGCGTCATAATGGGGACCGTCGGCGAATTGGCTCCAGTGGATCAGCCATCGGCAGTGACGGGCACGCAGCCCGTCGAGTTCGCCAAGGGACGGGCCGCGCAGAGATGGACGGGTATGCTCAGGCATGTCCCGACTTCCCCTCCCCACCATAGGGATGTCTGGCTTCGCCCGGCAGCAAGTCTCCCCTCGCTGCCGGGCTTTTGACGTTCGGTCCCACTATGCCATGCAATCCCATGTGGCGGCCCATGGCTCACTTAGCCCGCTCTGGGTGGGGCGTGGCGGCCAGAGCCCGCTTACCGTCTCCAGCCATGGAAGTCGACCGGGCGTCCTCGCTGCCCCCGTACGTGCAGATCGCGGATCAGCTGCGGGAAATGATCACCAGCGGGCGGCTGGAACCCGGCGCGCGGCTGCCGTCAGCCGACTGGATCACGCAAGACGCCGGCGTCGCACGCCTGACGGCTCGCAAGGCGCTCCGGAAACTGCGGGACGAGAAATACGCCTATGTGAGTGCCGGAATGGGGACCTATGTCCGAAATAAAAATGAATGGCCCGATACGGTCGAGAAGCCTAAGCGGCAGTCTTGATCAGCCTTGAGACGTGGGCACCCGAGCAGCCGAAGGCCTCGCCTATGGCGCGGAGGGTTTCACCTTGAGCTCTGCGCCCAGCCATCTCTGAAACCTGTTCGACTGTGAAGCGTGAGACACGCCAGGTTATGTGGCTGCGTTGCTCGGCGAGAGTAGCCCACTTGCAGTTCCCGGGCTCATAGTTCCCATCGTTGTCGATGCGGTCAATGGAGTGTTTGGGACTCGGACGCGGGCCCATGTCCGCATAGAAGTTCTCAAACCTCAGCCACCGCTCGCAGACAGTAACCCCCCTGCCGCCGTAGCGCGGGTAGTCTTTGCGATTGGGGTTGAGGCACCGGCTCTTCATGCCGTTCCAGATCCTGTACTCGGCGGTCTTCTTCATGCCCCGGTTGTGCCGGGGAATCTGGACTGCCTTGGATCGCACCGGGCGCAAGTCTCGTGCTGTCAGGAGCGGATCGCCGGTTCTTTGCCAGCGGGTGTAGTGCTTCAGGCACCAGCCACGTACGTAGACGGGGCTGGTGCAGTCGTCCACCGCACATGAGGGCAGTCCCGTGCGCTCAAGCTTCCACTGCTGGTAGTGCCGGCCGCATCGGCCTTGGGCCCTGTGCGACTCATCGCATCCGTCGATCTGGCACGTACCGCGAGCGTTGGCCCTCGGCTTGGGTGGCGGCTTGGGGTCGGCCTTCAATCGCTGATAATGCTTGCCGCAGAGGCCGCAGGCTACATGTTCGCCGTCGCAGCCCTCAACGCTGCACGTGGATCGCTGACCCCGAAGACTGCGCCCGCGCCCGGCCACGCCGGGGTCACCGCTTCTTAGCCAGCGGTTGTAGTGCATCCCGCACCAGCCGCGCGCCTTGGTTCCCCTATCGCAGCCTTCCACGCTGCACGTACCCTGAGCCATGCTGGACCTCTCGGCAGGTCTGGCGCCCCGGTGGTGTCTTCAGCACTGCCGGGGCCCTTTCGAACATTCTAGCGGGATCTGCGGATCATGTCGCGAAGGCGCACTTACGTGACTCCGCGGGAGCAGTGGCCGGAAGGCTAGCGCCCCGGCGGCCCAGCCTACGCGCGGGTGCCGACAGTTCAGATGGCCGGCTGGAACGCGGCCACGGGCACCGGGGGCACCTGCGAGGCTGAGCCAAAGACGGCGGCGAGAGGGACAGCCTGCAGGCCAGGGACTGCGGAGACGACGCCGCTGGTCACACATCGAGCCTAGCGCGGCGGCCAGCTGCCTGGGGGCTGGCTGGCCGCCGCGCGAAACCCAGGTGAAGGATTCCGCTTCCAGCATGCCCTGCAGCCAGCAAGTGTCAAGGACCCTCAGCGCCAGCCGCGGCTCTGGTGGTTTCTGGCCAGCCGCGGCTGGCACCGCCAATCCCCCAGCCCTTTCGGCCAGAGGAAACACTCTCAGTGTGAGCTGGCGAGGCGCAGCTTCCAATAGTCCAGCTCCGACTTTTTGGCGCCCTCAGTGAACGCCTCCCAGGCGCTCTGGCTGAACCGCAGCACCGAGCCATCAGGGTTCTTGGAGTCGCGGACCAGTACTGTGCCGTCAGGCTCGCACGCCACCTCGACGCAGTTGCTGTTCGAGAAGGAGCGGCTCGACTTCACCCAGCGGTGCACGGCACCACCCTATCCGTGGAACATTATGCCCGGGTTGGCGGACGCGGCGGCAGCGGCCGGGGCGCTCTGGGCCGCGGCCGTCGCGGCCAGCGCGGCGGGGGCGATGCCGGCTGCGATGGTGGCGCTGATGCCGAACGCCAGAAGGATGCGGGGCATGGTGTGCCTCCCGGGGCCTGCCGCCTGCTGGGGCAGCCAGAATTGCTGCGCTTACCTACAACACGGAAGACCCGTACTGGCCAGCATGCCCCGCCATGGCCCGCTGCTGTCAAGGCGCGCCGTAGCAGGTGTGGCAGTTGGGGAAAGACAGGACCTCAGCGACGGGAGCGTGAGCACCGCAGGCCGATCCGCTTGACCGCCGCCGGTCCTGGGCGCACGCTCAGGGCGTGGGCACGGTCGCGGTGTTTGGCTGGGCGTTCCTGGCGGGGTTCGCCGTTGCCACTCTCCCCATCGTGCGGTGGTGGTGGCGGAAGAGGCGCAGATAGGGCAGAGCCGCCCCTACTCGATGAACCTGCCACGCTCTGCCGACTGGATCGCTGAGCGCACCGCCGCAGCCTCAGTCCTGACCCTCGGCGATCCCCACCGGGCGGCCCCGAACCGGATCTTGCGCCCGTTGCCCCCGCAGGCGTGGCACATGCGGAAATTCCATGTGTAGATGGCCCCGTAGAACCGGCCGCTGCCGTCGCAGGCCCGGCATGCCGTCCGCGGGTGCACGTAGAGCGACACGAAGTACCCGATGCCGAGCACGAACACGGCGATGACCAAGCCGGCCCAGCGGCCGACACCGTAGGCCAGGATCAGGATGCCCAGAAGCAGCCAGGGGGCGTGCTGCCTTCTCACGAGGTGATTGTTACTCGCTTCGCCCGGTTTGGCCAGCAGGCCATGGCGGGCTAGTCGCCCGATACCGCCAGTTCGCCAACGTCTTCAGACGCCCAGTACTCGCGCAAACTTGAGACCAGGTGCCCCTCGAAGGTAAGCACCGCGATCTCCCGCATCCGCTTCCGGACACCATCCTCGACGTCATCAAACACAGCTTCCCACTCGGCGACGGCCGTGTCCCCGTCGAGGTAGAGGTTCAGCAGCGTGCACCTGATGTTGGCCTGTGCCCCGACGACCTTGGACTGCCAGTAGGCCCGAATGGCTTCCCGGTCCGGGATCGGGTCGCGGAGCACACGCTCGTGGTAGGTCGCGTCCTCGGTGAAGATGGTCGTGATGAGGTCCGGATCCTGGTCCTGCCACGCCTGGATGTAGGTGGCCAGCACGTCGCGGACATCCTGCTTGGTAAGCCCCACGTTGCTCATTCCTTTCCGATGTCAGCCAGTGCCAGGGGCGCGTCATCCTGCGAGCGCTCCGCGATCAGGCCATGCAGGACAGATGGCTCGTGCAAGGTGAGCCGCGGTACTTCGGCGGTGTCCAGGCGGACCCACTTCCAGAAGCCTTCCGACACCGAGATGTCGCTCGCAAGGCCCGTGTAGTAACCCTCCATCACGGTCTCGCCTGGCAGCACGGCAAGGTGCAGCGACCCGAAGTAGCGGGTGTCGCTGGTGTTGCGCCAGTGCCCCACCAGGTGCCGGTTAGCCAGCCGCGCCTCGATCTCGTTGCGGAACGCGAACGCCCGGCCGTCAGTGCGGGGCTCCGGCGGATGGTTGCTGACCCGCACGCACCGTTCGGACTCCGCGGTCACCCGGGCCACGTCGGCGTGATACAGCCGCTGCCCGCCGTGCTCGAAGCCGTAGCAGGTGACCCAGTAGCCGGCGAGTGCCTGAGCGGAGAAGCCGTGCGGGACTGTGGCCAGCAGGACGCCGGACAGCTCGGCGGCCTCGTCCCCGGCGAGAGTGCGGGCCGCGAGCAGCACATCGGCGGGAGGCGTCCCCCGTCCCTGCTCCCACGGGCCGAACAGGTCCGGGTCGACGTCCCAGCCCAGCAGATCGGACAGGCGTGCAGCGAAGTCGCCGCGGGAAAGGCCGAGTTTCTCCCGGGCGGCGCGCAGCTGGCTGGATGCCAGGCCGCGGAAGTCCGGCCGCCACGCGGACCTGGCGGTGAGGCTGATGACTTCCGCGCTAGCCGGACTGCTCATTGCCGCGCTCCTGCTTCCGCGCCGGCCGCCTCGTCATGCCGCGCTGCCCTTGGAGCTCGGCGATGTCGGCTTTGATGCCGGCCATGTCTTCCTGGATCTTGCGGGCCCAGCCGGGCAGCTCGCCCGTCTCATCGGCGACGGGTGCGCCGGTTACGTAGACAGCTTTGCCGGGCCGGCCGGCCAGGAGGCCCTCGGTCCTGAGTGCCTCGACTGCCTGCCGGACTGGCCCCTTGGAGACGCCGTAGTGGTCCATGAGCCGTGTCGTGGAGGGGATCGCCTCGTCGGCCGGGTACTCGCCTGAGGCGATCTTGCCGCGGATGTCCTTGGCGATGACATCCCACGACGGCCCGGCGATCACGTTCACCCCTGCTCCTCCGGCAGTGTCAGCACTGCTAACACGGTACAGCAATGCGTGCCTTGACATCCATGCCTGCATGGTGTGACACTGCTTGTACAGCAACACAGCAAGGCAGGAGTCTGGGAGGGCAGGCCGCAGTGGCGAAGACCAAAGACCTGACCGTGGAAGTGGACGAGGACCTCATCACGAGGGTCAAGGTCCACGCGGCCCTTACCGGCCAGACGGTCAAGTTCTGGGTCTCCGAATGGCTGAACGAGAAGGCGCCTCCCCTGCCGCGTGAGAACTCTGCCGAACGCTCCCCCGAGGCAGTCGCGTGACCGCCCCCGAAGCGCAAACAAGCCCGGCCGATGTCATCACCACCGGCCGGGCTGCACGAAGCCGCCACCCACTCGGAAGGACGTTGGCTCCGATGGCCGAAAGCGTACAGCCCAAGCGCCCTCGCAAGCGCCCGCACCACGGCAGCACCGACCGGCAACTCAAGGCCCTGGACTGGCTGGCCACCGAGACCGCAGTCGACCTCGCGCAGGTGAAGGCCGCGCTGGTGACCATGGGCATCCTGCCTGAGCCCGAAGCGTCCACGCCGCCCTTCCCGCGCGAACTGGTTGACCCCGCCGGCTTCCCCTCCGCGCGCCACCCCGAGGCCCTCGAGGCGGAACTGCCCGCGCGGGATGAGGAGTGGCTCGCCTCGGTGGCCGCGGACCTGTGGCCCGCCGATGAGTACGGCGGCGGCGATGTGCTGGGAGGCGGATCATGAGTCCTGCTGGCATCACAGAATTCCTGTCGCTGGCTGAGAACCTTGGCCCTTCCTGGATGGCCCGCTCGCTCTGCGCCGACGCCGACCCGGAGGCGTTCTTTCCCGAGCCCGGCGCCAACCCCAACGCCGCGAAGCGCCTCTGCGCCGCGTGCCCGGTGCGCGCCGAATGCCTTGAGTACGCGCTGGAACACGGCGAGCGCTTCGGTGTATGGGGTGGCCTGTCCCCCGAGCAGCGGGAGCGGGTCGAGCGAGAGCGGACGCCCCGGGTGCGGCGGGAGGGTTACTGCGGCAAGGGACTCCACCTGCGCACCAACTCCAACACCGGCACGAACAACCGGGGCAACCCGTTCTGCAGGACCTGCCAGCACGAGTGGTACATAGCCCACCACCAGCCTAAGGCGGTCGCGTGAACGCCTACTCAAGCCTCCCCGGCCGGGGCGCGCCAGGGTGTGACTACAAACCAATGCTCTCGGAGCGCTGGCGCACCCTTGCCCCATTCACCGCTCCGGCCGGGGTCATCACCTCAAGCGAGGGAAGGTGCCCGTGATCCTCGCTGCCGCTTTCACCACGCAGCCGCTCGTCACCTACCTGCAGGCCCTGATCGCCCCGCTGCTGCTGGGCACCATCGGCATCATGGCGGTGGTCTTCCTGTTCCGCCGGGAGATCACAAAGTTCGCCGAGTTCATTGTCCTGGCGGTAGGGGTGGCGATCGTGTTCTACACGCCCCAGATCATCGAGGTGCTCGCCACCGGCATCGCCGCGGCGCTGGGGGTGCATTCCTGATGGCCACCCTGAGCGGGCTGCTCGGCGACGGCGCTGCGGTCATCGTGATCGGCCTGTGCGTCGTGGTGTCGATGTACATGCACCACCTGCCCGGGATGACGCACCCGTGGATCCGGCGCCTGCTGATCGTCCTGATGTATTCGGCGGGCGCGGCGCTGATCCTCACCCCGGTCGGCGCCTGGGTTGTCGGCAGGCTGGAATGGGCCGGGGGGTACGCGGGCGGGTTCAGCAGCGGCATCGGCTGGTCTGCCGTGGTCATCGGGTCGCTGCTGATGTGCGCCGCGGTGTTCGTCTGCCTGGTCTGGGCCCCGGACATGTTCGCCGCCTACATCGCGGTCGTGACACCGCTGATCCTGGCCCTGGTCCCGGGTGGCTTCATGCACTCGATCTACAGCTACACCACCTACCCCGCGCAGCAGGCCGTGGAATCCATCGGCCGCGCGCTTGGAGGCTGACCAATGGGACATGACATCTTCTACGTCGCGATCCTGCTGGTCTGCGCCGCGATTCTGCTGCACGCCATCGGGACCGTCCGCCGCGCTGGTGCACCTTCCCCGGCTGCGGCGCGCCGGCCGAGGGCAGTGCACCGCGCACCGAGAGGCAGCCGGCGGAGCCTGCGCAAACCCGGCAAGGATGATGTCCGCAAGATCTGGGCGCAGGCCCAGGCGGCCAACTGGCTCGAGCAGATGCGCCACCACCGCGAGCACGGGACGTCTCCCCCGCCCGGCAAGACGATCCGCGCCGCCCGGGCCACCGGCAGGGGTGTGCGCAAGCTCCGCGGCGCGATGTGGCCAGCCCCGAAGGCCCAGGGTGCCGGCGGCACTTCCCCGCCGCCGGCGCCGGCGGCGGTGACCCTCAAACCCCCCGCACCTCCTGCACCTGCATCACCGGCAACGAACGGGCAATCCAACGGAAGGCAGACGGCCATGGCCAGCACCACTTCGTCAGGCAGCGCAGAGAAGCTGGTTGAAGGCGTCAACCAGGTTCACAACAGCGCAGCGTCGGGCGGCATCTTCGCCAAGCACGGCGCCATCAAGGCCGCTCACGAAGGCGCGCTGCGGTTCGCCGACATGGCCCAGATGCTGGCCCGCACCCTCGCTGAGGCCCACTACGGCCCGGAGATCACCGAGCCGCTGTCCAAGGCCGGCACGCACATGCGGGCCACGGCGCAGGCGCTGAGTGAGTCCGACGCCAACCTCCACTCGCTGATCAACGGCTCCGTTGGCGATCACGTCCGCACCGGCAGGCAGATCCCCAACACCGCCGAACTGTCGGAGAGCGGGGGCCACTGACAATGGACCGCGCTGCACTGCTGAGCGGCCCGCTGTTCTGGGTTGCCGTCGTCCTGGCGTTCGCCGGCGCAGGGACGGTCCTCAATGCCGCCATTGACCTGCTGGCCGGGCGGTACGACCTGCTCATGACGGACCGCTGCCTGCCGTACCTTCGCCGGCGCTGGCCGATCCGGGGCGACCGCGTCGTGATGGCCGGCGGCCGGCGCGGCAGGGTCCTCATGGTCAGCCGGTGCGACGGAACCGTGCATGACATTGCGGCCGTGCGCCCGCTCGGCGACGACGGCAAGCCCGACCGGCAGGCGCTGGTGCAGTGGGTGCGGGCCAGCCGCCTCACCCCCGTCTCCGGGGCCACGCAGTCACACGAACTCGATGACGCAGAACGCAACGGAGGTCGCTGACCTATGCCAGGCAAGGAACTTGTCCCCCGTCCGGCGGCGCCCCTGGTGGCCACCCGGCCGCCGTGGCAGCCCGACCGGGACCTTGACCCGAAGGTCCCTGCCTACCGGTGGATCTGGACCCGGCGTCACTGGACCGCGCCCCTGGTACTGCTGCCGGTGCTGTGGGTGGCCGGCCTCGGCCTGCACCTGCTGCACTGGGCGCCGTACGTCATCATCGCGGGTGCCTGCGCCATCCTCGCCGTGTCCTTCGTCGCGCCGCACAAGTGGGACCGGCGCCCCGAGCAGGTCTTCGCCGTGGTCTCGGCCGTCCTGCTGTCCGCATGGCTCGCCCTGGCCGCGAAGGTCACGCCGTTCAACGTCTGGGCCACTGGCACACTCATCGTGTTCCTCCTGGGCTGGGGCATCGCCTGGTACCGCCACAAGCGGCCCCGCGGGCACCGCCGCCGGCAGAAGCTGGTCGGCCGGTGGGACGAGTGGTGGCAGTCGCACTGCTGGAACTGGTCCCTGGGCGGTTCGCACGTCTCCGACGTGTGGCCGATGGGCGTGACCACCAAGGTCCGCGTCAAGGGCATCCCCGGGCGGCACTCGAAGCAGCATTTCGACCAGGCCATGCACCTGATCGAGACCGCAGGCGACACTCACCCCGACCGGGAAGCGCTGGCCGACATCGGCATGATCCGGGTCGAGACCGTCAAGGGTCACCCGTCCTGGTTCGACCTGTACTTCAAGCGCCGCAACCCGCTCGCCGAGATCGTCAAGTTCGACCTGGCTCTGGCGCCGAAGTCGGTGCACGAGCCGCTGGAGTTCGGCGTGAGCGAGACCGGCGAGTGGGTCATGAAGTCGGCGAAGGGCAACCGTTTCACCAACGGCGTGACCCAGTCCGGGAAGTCGAATGACCTGCTGGTGGCCGTGGCCCAGCTGTCCGGCTGCATGGACGCCCGGGTGATCCTGATCGACCTGAAGGGCGGCCGGTCCGCGCGCCCGCTCCTCGAGGCCGGCGCCGTTGACTACGTGGTGACGGACATAGACGAAGCGCGAATGACCGAGCGGATGCTTGTCGCCGAGAACGCGGCCCGGCAGAAGAACTGGTACACGGGCGACCAGCACGGCTACGCCGACGAGGACACCCCGGCCCTGTTCCTGAAGATCGACGAGACGCACGACCTCACGGCCACCGAGGATGCGGCCGGGGATCCCGAGTGCCGCACGATGCTGGGCACGATCGCCAGCCAGGGCAACAGCGTCGAGATCTACACCTGGGTCTACACCCAGCACGGCAGCCTCGAAACCTCGGTCGGGTCGGAGCAGATCCGGGGCAACCTGCCGTGGCGGACGTGTTACCGGGTCGCCGAGGCGCGGCACGGCCAGTACTGCATCTCCCAGTACGCCAGGCTGGACGCCTCCAAGCTGGACGAGCAGGGCACCTGCTACACCCAGGACGGCGAGAAGGCACCGGTCCAGCAGATCCGCTCCCCGCACATGCCGCACTCGCTGCTGAGGAAGATCGGGGCACAGAACGCGCGCCTGCTCGGCGACCGGCGGCCGCTGCGGCTGTGGTGCGGCAGCGACCCCTCCCCCATCCCCGGCGTCACCTGGCAGCAGTGGTGGGACAGCCGCTGGTCGCGTCTGGACCCGGCGTTCCACGCCATCTCGCCGCAGTACCAGCAGTACGCGGCGATCCTGGCCGCCGAGTCCCCCGCTTCGGCGCACGCCGCCGTGTCGGCCATCGCCGAGCAGGCCCGCGCCGCGGCGGTCCCTGTCGCTTCCGAGCCCGGCCTTGGCAGCCCGGCCGAGGCCGCGGCGCGGATGAACGAGGAACTGGCCGCTAGTTACTCGGGAGTAATGGAGCCTGCCATCCAGCCTCGCAGCGATCTTGGGCGCATCATCCGCACCGAGATCGAGCGGTTCATCATCGCCCTGGAGTCCGCCCCTGACCAGGGCATCTCCCCCAAGCAGCTCAAGAACGAGTCTGGGCGCAGTAACAGCTGGGTTCACAGCCGTCTCGGGGAACTGATCAAGATGCAGGCGGTCACCCAGATCAGCCGCGGGCTGTACCGGCCGATGCCGGACGCTGACCTGCGCCGGGCCATGGCCGCCATTGACTCCGAGGCCGCGCGGCTGTTCGCCGAGGCCCGCGAGACCGTTAACGCAGGGTGACGATTGTGCGCGCGTTTGTCCATGCACAAGCAGGGGCGCCCGTGGGGGCCTGTACGTACGTAGGCGCGCGAGAGGCATTGTCCAGGGATATCCAGGGACAATGCGTGGATAGCGCCGAGGACAAGGCCTTGTCCTCGGCCAACAATCACGGAGAGTGATGAATGAGGGCACTGAGTCCGGCGACTAACGCAGGGCAACCCCCGCCGACGCCGGTGTTCGATGCCGATTCGCAGGCCGTCTACCGCTGCTTCAGCGAAGGGGGGCAACTGCTATATGTCGGTACCACCGGGAACTTGGGGCGTCGGCTGGCGGAGCACGCCCAGAAGATCTGGTTCCTGGAGGTCCGGGGTATCACGCTGGAGTGGTTCCCCGACGAGGTCCGGGCTCTTGCGGCCGAGCGCCGCGCGATCTTCGTGGAGCGGCCGAAGTACAACCTCGCGCACAAGAACGCCCCGCTGCGGGCCGTGCCCCTTCCGGTTCGCCGTCCGCTGGCACCCCCCAGGCCTAGCGCGCCGAAGCCGCCAGTGACCGACCGCTTCGGACTGTTCGCGCAAGCGCTTATCAACGCTGCCGAGACAGGAATCACGCCCAAGCGCCTGCTGGAGGAGTCGGGTCTGTGCAAGACCTTGGTCTACGAACTCCTCACTGCCCTAGTTCAGCTGGGCGCCGTCGTTCACCCCGGCCGCGGCTACTACCGCCCGGTACCGGGCCAGGACGTGGCGAGAGCCACCGCCGTTTACTGCCAGCAGAGGCGACCATCGGAGCGTGCCTCATGAATCCCACCGCCGAGGCCTGGTTCGCCGCCTGGGGCTGCCTGGCCGCCGCCGCCGTCCTGTTCCTGCTCGGCTGCCTTGCCTGGGCCCGCGTCACCGGCAGAATGCCTGGCACTGAACCCGCGCCTGCGCAGCGCTCGGGGGAATGCCCCGAGCCCCGTAACCACGACGCCGGCGAGTGCTGGTGCGGAGACGAGCACGCCGACCGTCTGGCTGGCGACGGCGAGCCAGCGTGGAGGGCATCCTGACATGCTCGGCCGCGATCATGCTCTGAGCGGAGCGGCAACCGGGCTGGCCGTGGCCGAGTTCGGGCTGCACCTGTCGCTGGTTCCCGCGCTCGCGCTGACTGGCTTCACGGCCTGCTTCGCAGTCCTGCCCGACCTGGACTGTGTGGGCTCATGCGCGGCCCGTTCGCTGGGCTTTCTGTCCGAGGGCTTCGCCTGGTACGTGGAGAAGGTCAGCGGCGGCCACCGGCATGGCACTCACTCTTTGCTGGGCGTAGCTGTGTTCACGGGCTACGCAGCCCTGGCCACGCTGTTCGGCGCGCATCCATGGGACTCGCTGTGGTGGCTGGACGCCGCGCTCGTGCTTCTCGCCCTGTTCCTGGCCCTGGCCATCGCTGCGGGACTGCGGGCGTTCCGCGTTCATGGCCACGTGGCTGACATAGCCGCCCTTGGTGCCGCTTCCGCAGCAGCTGTGACCGGCTGGCACATGATCCTGATCCCGCTCGCCTGCGGCCTGGGCTGCCTCGTGCACATTCTCGGCGACATGCTGACGGTGGAAGGCTGCCCGCTGGCGTGGCCCTGGACGCTGCGCCACTACGGCCTGCCGCGCCCGGTCGCCTTCGTTACCGGCACCTGGCGGGAGAACTGCGTGGTCGCACCGTCGCTGCTGCTGGGGCTCGGGTGGCTCGGCTGGCATCTCGCCGGGATGGTGCACTGATGCACACCAGTCCCACGCAACACCCAGACGGGGCAAGTTCCCCGCCCCCCGCCGAGCGAGAGGTCACCATGGACGGCATGGCTACGCCGAAGCACGCGCGGCTGGGTGCCGCATGGAGCCTGTTCACCGAGAACCCGCTGCTGCTGCTGATCGCCGGCATCGGCTTCTCGGTCAGCTTCCAGACGATCAGGGCGGAGGCGGTTGCCCAGCACATGCCGGGCAACCCGCTGCTCTACCCGCTGCTGTTCGACGCCCTGTTCCTCGGGTTCACCATCGAGGCCCGCAAGGCGATCGATGACGGCCGGTCCGATCTGGTGCCCCGGGCGCTGGCGTGGGCTGCGGGCGTGTTCACCATCTATGTCAACGCCCACGGTGCGCCGGCGCGTGACTGGCTGGGGATCATCCTGCACGTGTCCGCTCCCTGCGCGTGGATCGCGTTCCTCGAGCTGACCCGCTGGCGCAAGCTGCGCCGCAAGCGCGCCGAGCGGCAGGACGGCATCCCGCTGGCCCGCTGGGTGGCCGAGCCGGTGCGGACGCTGGGCATGCGCAAGCGGATGGTGGTGCACAACATCACCTCGTACCCGGTGGCCGTGGCGAGGGAAGAGGCGCGGCTGCTGGCCATCGACGTGGCCCGCGCCAGCCTTGGCCGGCGGTGGAAGCGGCACGCGCCCGCGGTGCTGCGTCACCATCTGACGAACGGCACGCTGCCAGCCGAGGTTGCCCAGGCGTGCGAGGCAGCCACCTACGGCCGGCCGGCCATCGCCGAGCCCGCGGAGCAGTGGGTCACTGACGCGCTTGCCGCTCCCGAGCGGGCGGCAGCACGGCTGAGGCGCGAGAAGGCAGCCATCGCGGCACCTGCTGGAGGCACCGCTCAGGGCACGGCAGAAGGCAGTACAGACGGCACCCGCCGCGGCACGCCGCGCCGCACCCGCCAGGGCAGCGCCAAAGGCAGCGACTGGCCCGAGACCAAGGACATCAACCCGAAGGTTCTCGCCAACCGGGTGAAGGCAGCGATCGAGCGTTACGAGCGCGAGAACGACGGCAAGCGGCTGCCCGCCCTGCAGCTCGCCGCGCGGCTGCGGGTCCGCATGTCCCGCGACACCGCGGGCGAACTTCTGCGGCAGGCGTACGGCGACAGCGGAACGCAGGAGGCGGTCCGGTGAAAAGCGTCCTCCCCGGCGACCACCCGGTTAAGACGTGGCACGAACTGTGCCTCGCCCTCGGCGGCGATGTGACCTCGTTCACCGGGGACCTGCTGCGGCTGATCGAGAAGGCCGACCCGGGCAACCGCGCCCGGCTGCGCGCAGGCTTCCCGAGGCACGTCGCAGCGTGGGAGATGTGGCAGGCGTTCCCGCCCGGCGGCCTCACGTCCGGGCAGCTCCACTCCGCGCTTGCGGCGGTACCGGACCGGTAGTGCTTGACAGGTGGCATCCACCTCTGTAGCTTGGTGGCATCCACCTAGCGAGGGAGCATGAAATGAGCGAGAGCGACGGCCGCTACCACAGCATCACACTCGAGCCCGACGACATGGCCAAGGACGGCACGCACCGGCTCAAGTTCAGCACCATGCCCGGCATGTCCATGACGGTCGGTGACCTGCATTCGGGTGACTTGGGTGCGCTGGCGCACATCCTCGCCGGCAATTCTCTGCTGCCAGATGGCATGGCCCTGGTCGCGTTCGACCCCGCCGATGCCGTCAGCATCATCCGGGCGCTCCGCGATGCCGTGACCGCCGATGTCCTGCGTGTCGTGGCGCACGCCGAACTGACTCGCTGATGCCCGGCCAGCACAAGTACAAGGCGCTCACCATCCGCCCGTCCGATGACGAGCGGGAATGGCTAGAGCGTCGCGCCGAGAAGACGGGCAGCGACGTGAACGCCGTGGTCCGCGAGGCCATCGTGGAGAAGCGCCGCAGGCATGAGCATGAGACCACCAAGAGAGGAAGCTAACGATGGCACTGAGGCTTAGTGAGTCAGTCAGGGTAGGTCCCTTCCGCTTCCGGGTGAGCACGCCCTTGTCCCGGCGTGGGCGCACCTATGTGGGTGTGGGCACCAGGACCGGGCGCCGGGGATGGACGAGCGTCAGCGCGCCTCTCGGTGGCAGGCGCCGGCGGTCGCGGTGAACGGGATAGCAATCGCGGTCTGGCTGATCGACGGCGTTGCCGTCGTCGCCGCGGGGGTGGCCATCTACTACGCGGTGGTGGCCCGCCGTGTCGTCAAGCAGATGAGGCGCAGCCGGTGAACTAGGCTGAGCCGAGGATTTCCCAGGGGCACGAAGCCCCAAGTGGTGTGCAGGGATCGTAATGCCCGGGGGTTCGATTCCCCTCAAGGGCCCGGACGCCTGAGGACGCTCAGGATCAACGTCCGGGCCTTGCTGGCTTCACTTCCACAGCCGGTACTCGTAGTCCCAGAGCTTGACCTCACTGGAATCGAACTCTGGCCCGCTGGCAAACTGGGTAGCTCTGACATCGGCGTGCGAATCGATGAAGGGCTTACCGGTCCAGTCCGCCGGCCAGTACCCGTTGCACGCCGGGTTTTTGAACACGGTTGACGCCTGGCCGTAGAGCCACAGGTAGATCCCCGCCCACTCCATGACCGCGTGAACGTCGCTGACGTAGCCGGGCGCCACGGCCGCCTCGAGATCCCACACGACCGCTATCCCTCTCGGTGCCCCGATCGCATACATCTGGGCAAGCGCGGCGAAGGCGTCAGCGGTCCCGGAGTGCCCGGCCGGGCTGGACCTGGTGAAGATGGGCAGCCGGCGCAGGTGGGCGAACCGCTCCCACTCGGCACGAGACCACACGTGGGGCGTGTCGCCGCCGATGTAACCTGCTGCGACCTGGTAGCCGTCGGGGGCTTTGGCGGGCGGGGTGGCGGCGTCGAACATGCGGATCATGTCAGGCTCCTATTCGCTTGCAGCCCAGCCCTGAGTACAGCCCTGCCCATGCTCGGTGCTCGGCGTCTTCATATGACCTTGAGGGGTTCGCGGCGGGGTTCCCGGCCGGCGGGGGGATCTTCGCCATGGTGCCCATGTCGGTGCAGATCGCTTCCTCGATGAGCAGCCCGGCCTTGCGCTGGGCGGCCTGTTCCTGCTGCGCCAGCGCCGCCTGCCGGTCCTGGTTCTGCTTCTGCTGCGCCGCCGACGCCGCCACCTGGTCGTGAGTCGCCCACAGGTTCCCGCCGCCGACGAGGAGCACCAGCACCAGCAGGCCGCCCTGCACCCGCCTCCCTGTGACCTTAGCCATGCTGCTTCAGCCTTTCGAGTTCGCCTCGTACGCGGAACTGCTCCTGCTTGATTTCGGTGACGTCGGCTGCGGTGCGCAGCACGATGTCGCGTATGGAACGCCCGTGGTTGGGGCTGGTCTCCGCCACAACGTGCGCGAGCGAATCCTCCATGGTCGACACCCGTGCCATCAGGCCGGGCTTGGCGGGCAGCCCGTCGTGCTCCGGCTGCCCGGTGTAGTCGTCCAGAAAGTGGACGACGCGGCGAATGAAACGCCACGCGTGCCGGCCCGCCCAGCCGATGCCGGTGATGACCGCGGCGGACAGTGCTGTTGCTGCGGTGACCGAGCCCGCGTCCACGTTCCCTTCGCCCCCCTTCTGTCACTTCTCGCCGATGAGGCTGGTGTCGCGCAGCGCCCGGCTGCCGCTCACGACAAAACTTGCTGCAGACTCAGGTACGACACCCCAAGGGTGAACTCCGGGCTGCCGCCGCCGGCCTCGTTGGCGCAGAGCAGGGCGAGCGTGCCGCTCGCGGACGGCGTGATGACGATCCACAGCTGGAAGATGTAGGACGTGGACGACCCGGCCAGTTCCGGTGCGGGCAGGAAGCCCGAGTTGTACCCGGTGGCGGACTCAAGGTTGGCGTTCTGGTAAGCGTCGGCGGTGGCGACCTGCTGCGACATGATGCCCATGGCCAGCAGGTCCGGGCTGGCCGGGCCGGTCCACCGGAACTCGGGCGTGCCGCCACCATCCACGCCACCGTCGATGGTGATCCACGCGTAGCCGGTGTAGGTCGCGCCCTCTACCACGGCGAACGCAAAGCTGCCAACCTGGACGGGCGACGTTGACCCGATTACCTGGGGGGTGCCGAGCACGGAGATCTGCGGGGCCAGCGAGTCGAGCGCGGCAGCAGTGATGCTTTGCCCCGCATAGAACGGCGTGCTAATGGTGGCCTCCCCTAGCTCAGCGCCGCGATTGGCGCATGGAACAGGGCCACGGCGGCGCCCTCGGCCTGGGACTTGGAGACACCGTTCACCGACCTAATTACTGAAAACGTCTGCGGCGAGGCGTCCCCGGTGATGTCGTTCACGGTGATCTGCTCGCCGCCGATGAGGATGTCGAACGGGAAGTCGCCGCCGCCGCCGGGCGCGTAGCCGAGCTCGGTCACCTCATCGGCGAAGTAGGACGGCTCGGCGCCGTAGATCGCGTCGGCGGTGACCCAGCAGTAGTGCGCGTTGAACGCGGACTGGCTCAGGCCCACGACGGTGACCATCTCGGCGTCGGTGGAGCACTGGTTGCAGGTCACGGCAATGCTGGTGGCCGGGTAGTCAAACAGCCACGACGGGGCCGCCGCGGCGTCGGTGGCGAAGTTGGCCTGGCTGTCCTCGCACACGCAGACCACGTCGGCGCCGATGCTCATCATGCCCTCGGCCGGGATCGCGCCGGGGTTGAGCACCACGATGCCGCCGCGGCCGTGGACGTAGCCGGCCAGTTCCTCGTAGTAGGACAGGTACGCCTCGTCGGGGCTGACCGTGTCAAAGTTGATGCTGACGATCCCGTAGTAGGTTTCCCACAGGTCGATCTGCGCCTCGATCGAGGCGATGGTGTCGGCGCCGTAACCGGTGGGCACGTAGCCCAGGCAGGTGATCCCCGCCGCCGCGGCGGCCTCGAAGACGGCCGCGAAGTTGGATTCGGTCTCCGTGCCCGGGCCGTTGTCGACGTTGCAGACGATCATGGCCATCGTGGGGGCGTTTGCCGTGACGTCGGCCCAGAAATCCGATGGCGGGTAGGAGTAGAGCGGCACGATGGACTGCTGGCCGGCTCCGCTGCCGCCGTCGGTGGTCCAGATGGGCCCCTCGGTGGTTTCCACCGACAGGGATGTGGCCGTGGCGTCATAGGAGCCCGCGAGCTCGGAACCCTCAGTGTCAGCGTGCGCCGAGTCGCTGGCGTCCGTTCCGGCGATCGCCACCTCGTAGGGGGTCTCAGGCACCGCGTTCCACGCCAGGGACCAGAAGTAGCCGCCGAGTTGCTCCGTTACCCCGTAGGCCAGCTGGCTGATGTCACCCGGCGGCAGCCACGAGGGCGGGCTGAGGATCTGCACGTAGTCGCCGATCCGGACGTCCTGGATGGCGTAGAACAGGCTGGCGAGCTGCGGCCGGGTGAGGTTGAGCGGGACGCTCGGGTAGCGTTCCTCATCGCACGTCCCCACCGACGCCATCCAGGAGGCGATGTACGGCAGCTGGGCGTCCGACTGGACGTAGACGGTCAGGCTGGTGGCGTAGTCCCCGGCACCATTGGGCGGCTCCTGGATCGACATGGGCCCGGAGGTGACCTGGTACTGGTAACTGCTGCCGTTATTCCTGCTCAGGGTGACGTCGTTCTGCGTGAACTGGTCATCATCGGTGGGCACGAGTCCCTGTGACCCGTCGCCGCCGAACACGCCCTGGGTGTAGTCCAGGGTGATGGCCGGGCTCTGGGCGCACAGCGAGTGCACGGTGCGGTAGCCCAGGCCCAGGGTCTCCGCCGGCTCGTAGATCTGCCCTCTGTCAGCATCCTCCACGCTTTGCAGCACGTTGCCGAGGGTGTCGATCTCCTGCGGGCCCATGATCGCGGAGACGTCGGGGAAGCCGTAGATGCGGGCGGTGATCGAGTTCTCGCCGCACAGCCGGGAGAACCGGGCCGCGGCAGTCTCGCCGTTGTAGGCGTTCAGCAGGTCCGCGTAGCCCTCGATGGACGGCCCGGCGGCGCTGGCCCACAGGTGCCCGGCCTCGGTGCCGGCCAGGTTCGCCCCGCCGGGGTTGACCGTGCCGGACAGGACGGTCCGGTTGATGCCGGTGTCCCCGGTGTAGGCGGTGGGAACCGTCTCGCCCACGGGCAGCACGTTCAGCGTGATGCCGTCGGCGTTGCTCTGGAACGAGCACCACAGCGCCGCGCCGTTGACGTTGGTGGGCCCGTCGATGCCGATCCCGGGCCCGGACACGCCCAGGCTCCCGTCCGTGGCTGTCGCATAGGTGATGGTGATCTGCTGGCCGCTGGCGTAGTTCAGGGCCAGCAGGGTGCAGTCCGCGGAGATGCCGCCCGAGTCGACGTCAAGCAGGAAGTAGACCGTGTCGCCGACGGTCTGCAGGGTGTGCCGCGGGATGGAGAACGACCACGTTGAGCTGCTGGGCTGCGCGAGCTGCGCCGAGCACGCGAACACGCTGTCGGCGGACAGGGACCCGGCGGTGCCCTGGAAGGCGGGGGCGCCGGAGAACAGCATCGGCGAGCCATTGGCCAGCCCGGAAGCGATGGACGTGCTGCCCTGGAAGTCCTCGCACGGCCAGTAGGCCAGCACGCCCCAGACCGAGGCGATCGTGGACGTGACGCCGCGGCGCATCACCGACCAGATCGGCGAGTTGCCCTGCTGCAGGCGCCGCAGGATGCCGCTGGCGCCGACCGGGGTCCACACGTCGGTGCCGGTCTCGTCCCACTGCTGCGGGAGGGACGAGCATTCCAGGTGCGCCCGGAAAGACCGCGCCGACAAGGTGGCCGAACCTTCCACGGTCCACGTGTTGCCCTCGGCGTCGGTGAAGCTCGAGGCCCCGGCGGTGGCGTTGTAGAACTGGGGGCCGGCGACGAGTGTGCCGCTGGAGTTGTACAGCTGGAGTTCGTAGACCTTGCCGAGGCACCCGGAGCTGCCCGATGGCGAGGACTGGCCGAGGAACCCGTCCACATAACCCACTTGCACGGCCTGGGTGGCGGCGTTCTGCGCTCCGGAGGCGCCCTCGACGGTGATGACGTCACCGAGTTCGGTTTGCGCGCCGGCCATGTCCGGGGCGGTGTAGAACGTCACCAGGCCGGCGCCGAGGGTGGCGAGCGTCGCGCGGACCATGATCCGGCCGAGGTAGGGCAGGGGGACGGTGGACTGGGCGGCCCACACGTCGGTGCCGTCGTACCAGGTCAGGGTGACCGTGCCGTCGCCGTTGAGGGTCAGGCACCACGCCCACAGCGTGTCCGAGCCGCCCCACTTCCCGGCGAGGGTGCAGGGCTGCCAGTCGTCCAGCCACATGTCGAGCCGCAGGTCGAAGTCTGCGGTCAGCTGCAGCGCAGAGGAGTCGGGGCAGGAGCACCAGGACTGGCTGTCGTCGGCGAACCGCAGGTAGGTGGTGGCGTCCGGCACGGAGATGCGCAGCGGGTTGTTGCGCACGGCGAGCTGCCCGTAGTACTCGCCGGCAGGGTTTCTGGGCGAGAAGTTCCCGTTGCGGTTGTTGAGCTGGAAGGTCGCCGAGGACGGGGTGGCCTGGCTGGTCTCGCTCGGGCGGCCACGCTGAATGGTTATCGGCGGCGATGTGCCCTCACGCTGCAGCGCGTACGTGGTGACATCGGTCCAGTCGCCGGCGAGGTCGAGTTCCACGCCGACATCGAGCGGGGACTCCGGGAACGGCGGCCCGCCGTAAGTGGACTCGTACTCGCTGGTGTAGACGCTCATCAGACCGCCCGGACGGTCATCAGGATCGGACCGCCTTCGGTGGTGGCGGTCAGGGTCGCGCCAGTGAACGCCTGCGACTTGATGGTGAGGTTGTTGGTGGTGCACGCGAACAGCAGGTCCAGGTTGTAGCTGGAGCCGGGCGTCACTGGCACCAGGAACTTCGCGGTCGTAATCTCGTTGACGGAAGGATTGGCCAGCGTGCACTGCCACGCGTCGCCGAGCAGCGGCGTCACGCCGCCGTGCGCGGCGAGGGCGAACCCGATCACCGTCGCCCCGGTCGCCTCGGTGACCACGAACGACGCCTCGACCCAGACATAACCGGACGGCGGGGCAGTGAAGTTGCCGGTATTGACATTGGCGCTCGACACCGCCGCGTAGGTGGTGCTGTCCGTGGTGAAGGTGTTGGTCGTGGTGTACGACGTGGGCGTGCACAGGAACTCGCCAGGCGCCGCGGTTCCGGTAAACGACGTGTTCCCGCCGCCGTTGTAATACGGCGACGTCGCCCCGGTGATGTTGCCGGCCCGCAGGTCCACCGAGTTGCTGTCCGTCATCGACACGCCGTAGACCGGGCTGCCGCCGGCCACGCGGGTGATGAACCCGGGCGCCTTGACCGTGCCGGAGAAGCTGGTCACGTCCATGCCCGAGTGGACGCCGTCCGTGCCGGACCCGTCGTCTGAGCAGTTGCCCAGACTGTAAATGCCGGTCCCGGCTCCGGTGAACTTCCAGCCGTCCTCGTAGTTGCCCTGTGACGTGCAATTCGAGAAGTGGACGATGCCGGTGAACCCGGTGTTAGCGGTCAGCAGCCAGCCCGGCCCGGCAGTACTGGTCTCTCCTTTGCAGCAGTCGAATCGCGTGTTGTTCCCGTTGATGATGTTCCACGCGTAGTTCTTGTTGCCGGTCGACTCGGTCATGTAGATGTAGGAGTCGGCGACGCCGCTCATGGTGACGCCGCCGGTGCCGCCGACGAAATGGCAATGGTCAAGGGTGAGCAGGTCCGGCGGGGAGTATGTGGCGGCCACAGCGTGCAGGCAGTCGCCGCCCAGCTGCGCATCGCCGCCGCCGTAGACGACGACACCCTTCAGGGTCACGCAGGCGGTGTTGTCCTGGATGAGGATGCCGTGCAGGTTGTTGCCGTCCGGCGTGTTCGACAGGTCCAGGGAGATGCCCTGCAGCCGCTGGCCGCCGCCCTGCACACCCTCCGGCGAGGTCATGATGATGGTGCCGGTCGCGGCGTCCGCGTCAGCGAACGTGTCCGTGGCCTTGAGGATCGCGCCCTGCAGCGCCAGGCCGCCGACGCCGTAGTCGGCGCTGGGGTCGCCGAACGATTCGGTAGCCAGCGGGCAGGTCAGGCCGCCGGCTGTCGGGACCGTCAGCGATGCCGAGTAGTTGAAGGTGCCTACCTGCAAGGGTGCTACCCCGGCGAGGTTGAGCAGGTTCTGGATGTTCGTGGTGTCGTCGCCGTCGCCGCCGATGGGCGGCAGGCCGGGCCCCATGAACGTGCCGGTGATCAGCGTCTGCAGGGCGGTCACGTTGGTGGCGTTGTCTGCCGGGACGGTGGTCGAACCCGGGAAGCCTGCCTGCGCGGCGAGGATCGCGGCGAGCAGGCCCTCCATGTCGCTGAGCTCGTTCACGTCCTGCGGAGGGTTGCCGCTGCCCACGCTGCGGTTATCCGGCGGCACGACGAATGTGACCACGTTGCGTCAGCGCCTTCCTTCTCCGGCCCGGCAACCTGCCGTGCCTGCCTTCCGGGACGACCGCCCCTGAAGGCTTGTGGTAGTGCTATGCGGCTCTAGGTGAGCCGGTGGTGCTGGGCCCCCGCCGCTCGCTGCCCGCCATTCCTTCCATTCGTGACCCGGCTGCCCGCCGGGCCGTTCCCCTCAGGGCGGCCCGCTCTGGAGGACTGCTGGGTGGTGCGTTAGCGGCTCAGGGAGAGCCGGGGTGTGGCCGACAGCCATCTCACACCGCCTGCACTGTCATGATCACCGGGGCACCGCGGGTGGGAGCGGTCAGCGTCGCCGACGTCTGGGCGAGCGCCTGGATGTTAAACGTGTCCGACCCGGACCCGGTCGCGCCGACCAGGTCAAAGTTGTAGCTGGTGCCCGGCGTCAGCCCGGTCACCAGGAACGGCAGCGTGTACGGGTAGTAGATCGACAGCGCGAACACGGCGAACTCGACCGCGTTGCATACCAGCGGCGTGACCGTGCCGTGCGCCGCCAGGGCGACGCCGATCCCCGTGCTCCCGGTCAGCATGCCGGCGGTGAAACTGGCGGTGACGACCACGATGCCCGACGCCGGGGCCGTGAACGCCCCGGTATTGACGTTGGCGCTGGAGAACGCGGCATACGCGGTCCCGGCCACGCCCAGCAGCGTCGCGGAACCAGGCGCATACG